CCTATACGTCAGGGGCAAAAGTGCTTATTGAATTAAGCGAATAATAAGAGGTTATTATGTTAAAAAAACTTACTGTACTAATTGCCGTTTTGCTCATATCGGCTTATGCTTTTGCCGGATCTCATCAAACATCGTCTACTCTTGCATCAGCAATCATTGTAAATGCAAGGGTGTATCTAAACGAAACAACGGCTACGTTTTGGACTGATGTTGAAATGTTGCAATGGCTGAACGACGGCACGATAGACATAGTGAGTAGGAGCCATTGTCTCGAAACTACTGAAGATATCAGCCTTATTGCGAATCAGGTAGAATATTCTGTTGTAGGTGATTATATCGTAGTCAAATCGGTACGATATATTGATTCTGATAGTAATGAGAGGGGCTTGCTTATTGGCGAACCGTCTGCTGTGGGTAGGATTGAGGACGTTTCAAAGCCTGTTTATTGGTACGATTGGGCCGGAAAGGTAGGTGTTTATCCTGTTCTTGATAGCGTTACCACCGAAAAGGTTACTGTTTACCTTATAACAAGACCCGCGGCTGTAGCTTCTGGAGCTGCCGTGACGACTCCGGCGATATACGATAAAGCTCTTACACTGTATATCGTTGCTCAGGCATGGGCGAAGGATAGACAAATGGGTAAGTATGCTCAAGCGATAGGCAGATACCATGCGGAACTTGACAGGTATCGGCAAGATTTACTTGTCGAAGGTCAGCCAAAATAAATTTTAAGCGGAGTATATCATGTTCAAAAAATTAAGCGTAATAATTTTCGTCATGCTTTTGACAATCTCGGCTTTTGCAGGGTCTCAACAGGTGTCCTCCACAACCGCTGCAACGATTATCACAAATGCCAGATCATATTTTAGCGGGATAAGCTCAGATTTGTTTTGGAACGATACCAGACTGTTGCAGTGGGTTAACGATGGGATGGTGGATGTCGTTAGTAAAAGTCACTGTCTTGAAGACACCGAGGACATAGACCTTGTTGCCGATCAGGTTGAATACACTATTACAAGTGAATATATCTTAGTCAAATCGGTATGGTATGTTGATTCTGACAGTAAAAGCCGTGGCCTTTTACCCGGAAAGCCGGCAGATGTCGGTGGAGTTGAGGACGTCGAGGAACCTGCCTACTGGTATGATTGGGCTGGGAAAATAGGAGCCTACCCCACTTTAAGTAGCGCTACCACAGAAAAAATCACCGTTTATCTTGTGACCAGGCCGTCCGTAATTGCCATCTCTGGCAACGTAACTGTTCCGGCAATATACGACAAAGCTCTTACGATGTATGTTGTTGCCCAGGCATGGCTAAAAGAAAAACAGTTGGAAAAGTATGCTAAAGCCATGGCGCTATATCAAGCAGAGATCGACAGATATAGGCAAGACTTTCTCAGCGTACCACAGGAGCCTGCAAGATAATGAAAAAACTGTTTATATACATATCTCTATTTTTCTTTTTGATTACAGGAGCCTTGGCTCAACAGTCGCAGCAACCTGTTCCGGCTGAAAAACAACAGCGAGTTCCAGACGATAAGCTGCACAAAGAGCAATTCGTCGAATTTCTCTATTCTTCAAAATATGAGGTATGGAGCAGTTCACCCAACGACGGTGGCAGGCTATACCGCTATAAATGCGACTCCACTTACAACATATATCAAGATAAGATCGGGACACCAGCTTAGATCAGACAGAACGCAAAAAACATATGTTCTGGTTAATGCGAACAACGGTTCTGGAGCTTCAAGGGTATATCAGAATCAAACTACAATACCAGATGCAGGAAATTTTGAAGCCACATATTTACACCAAGATGCTACAGGCGCCGGATTTGGGCGTTTCTCAGATGCTCCACAGGGTAATGTAGCATATTGCAACGAGAAAGAGTCTTATATTTGGGGCGGGGAAGAAATAAGAGTTGGCGGCTTTTTTACCGTAACTGAAACATTAGGCCCGGAAGTAATAACCAACCAGAACAACCGCGACTTTACCAGCGCGTCGGATTGGGCTAATGTTGATATGTCTACTTATGACGAAAGCGGCGACCTTTCCCTGACAGGCACAGCAGATGAATATTGTAGTATTGCGTCAACTTATGTGTATTTGGGGGAGGGGCGAAGATTTACATGCACGTTTGATGCAGCAAGCGCTTCAGGAACATGGAAAATATCAGAAGAAGATTATCCGAGCAACGCTATCGCTTCAGGCTCTATGGGAGCGAGTCCTTACGATATTGATTTTACCGCAATGTCAGACGGAGGGCTTAGGGTAACAAACCTTACCGCAGGATCAGTTGACTTTGATAATTTTTCGATTAAGCCGATCGATTATACAGATCCCATAGATTACACCGAACAGGCTAACAACACCCTGGCAACCACAGGCAACACAATTCCGATTGATGCCCAAAAAAAATGGATTATTTTTACTACACGACCGGCTCAGTCGTTCAAATATGTTCTTGAAACTATAAACGATACGACTTCAACGCTTCAAGTCAGATATTGGACAGGAACAGCCTTTAAATATCCGAGTCAATCTGATGGAACTACTACCGGCGGCATTGCTTTAGGCCAAAACGGTATATTTACTTTTGATTCAAGCGTTTCAGACGCAGAACCCTATCACATGGAAGGTATTTACCTTTATGCTTATTTGTTTACACTCAGCGCCGGAACTGCTGAGATATCTCACGTTTCAGTCAACGCTCCATGGCAGCCCGTTGTTGACGTATGGGACGGTGTTTTAAGACAGCCGATACAATTCCAGGTGGAGTCCGCTGATGAATTTGAAAACTATACCGATGAAGTCAACTATCAATCAGACATAGAGATTCCTATAGGCGGTATTTTAGACGGCCTTTTGACTACCGACAATATAGTTGTGATGTTCGACGAGCGCACAGCGGGTATTCGGTTTGAAATGCTTGCGGGACTGATTAACGAAAATGCGGCGGACGTTACTGTTAAATACAATACGGGTGCAGCGTGGGTTACTGTAGGAACCTCTTTACGGGACGAAACAGAAAACGTTGACGCTACCATTGGTAAAACGGGTTTAATTAGCTGGAGTCCACCTGGCGTTGAAGATGAACACCCTGTAACGTTATTTGGCGTGACCGGCTATGCATATCAGATAACCTTTAGCGCAACGTTGTCAGGAACAAAAGGTATTCCTGTAGGGGAAGATCCTGAAGTTCTTGTCGATCTTGTCACCGGAATACCTGCTCAGAAGACTGTAAAGGCCTTTAAATTTCCATCTGCGTATAAGAATCGATTGCTTTTATGCGGATACACCGAAGGAAAAGAGGCAAACCGGGTTGATTATTCATCCTCAAACGCACCAGACGTCTTTAACGGGCTTGATTCGAGTATGGACGGCCTTCAGTCTCTATATTTTGGCAACTCCGACGCGCTTACAGCCGGAACACAGCTTTACAATAGATACGGCTCGAATGTTTTTACTATATGGCTGGCACTTAAGCAAAGCAGTACATACATTTTAACCGGTGACACTCCCGAAGATTTTAAGATATTTCCGGTATCGTTTACAATCGGATGTCCAGCACCTTTAACTTTAGCAACTGCCGAAGTAGGCTTTGAAGCTGTCCAGGGAATTCAAAGAAATATTGCCTTTTGGTTAGCTCATTCAGGGCCGGTTATGTTTAACGGGTCTGAAATATTTCCTATCCCCGGTATTGATAAATATTTTGATCCTTCTGAGTCCGTTTGTATCAACTTTGATTATATAGAAAACGCAAGGGGTTGGTATGATACAACTTATCGAGAATACAATATTCTTATTCCTTCCGGATCTGCACAGGTTACTAATAATGTCTGGCTGGTTTACGATATAATTAAAAAGAAATGGTTTGAGAAAGACACTGGTGCCGCAGGAGTACCGCAAGCCTCGATACAAGTTGTAGACACATTCGGCAATAAATATGTTTATGCTGGCTTAGACACTGGATATCTTATCCGCCTGGAAAACGGAACTTCGTGGGGAGGCACCGCGATAGCCGCGGTTCTTACCACAGGTGATTTCTGGCCATCCAAGAACATTTGGGATAAGACAATTATCAGGCAAATGAAAATCGTTACCAAAGCAACTACACCCACCATAGATGTTGTTCATTATGCAGATACGGCTGCCTCCGGGACAACTATAATTAATGACGGGAGTCTCGTTGCAAGCGGCTATCGTTTAACGAGAATTACAAAACCCTTTAATCTAATTGGCTGGTCGCACAGGTTTTCGTTTCAACTATCAAGCTCAACGGTAGCAAACCCCTTTGAGCCTATTGGCTGGGGAATTCAGTGGCAGTATATCCGTGACGATCTGTAAGGAGAATTAAATTGAGTGGAATTAGAAAAATGCCCAAGCTGCGACGGAAAAGGAGTCGTTCCCGTTGAATATCCATTAGACACACCGGAGTGGGTGAAGAAACAAAAGTTTGAGAGAACGCCCTGTAAGCTCTGTAATGGTAGCAAGGTTGTCACTAAGGAACAATTAAATGCCTACCATAGTAACAAAAATTGAACGTAGAAAAGGAATTAGAGTTATGGCGATGCCATCTAAAGACACGTTTAAGGGATATACTGTAGATTCTAAGCTGGACACATTATATGATTTTCATATTGAAGCTATCGGACTCCTTGAAAGAACGTGTAGCAGAGTTGATGTGGTTGAGAAAAATCAAGGTAAATGGAAGCTCGTTACAGCTTCAGTTGGTGCTGGGACGGGCATTGTCGGGGGCGCTTTTGCTATGTTCGCTAAGTTAAAATGGTGGGGATAATGAATATCAAAACAATAGTTGGAGCTATTGCTGTTTTATTTACAATCGTATCAGCCGTGATCGGTGCAGAACATTACCTTGCGAAATCCTCTGAACTTCATGCTACTAATCTAAGGCTTGACTACAAAATAAACCAAGATATCAGGAACGATATTACAGCGCAAATATACGAGATAGAAAAGCAATACGGTACAGATGAAGCTCAAATGCCTGAAATAATCAGGAAAAGGTATCGTGAGCTTAAAAACACCCTAAAGAGTGTTGAAAAAGCTCTGGAACAAATACGAAACGTACAAATACAAAAAGGGAGTTAAAGATGAGATCCTGGGCGAACAATCCAAGATACATGAGGGCGCAGCAAAAAATAGCAGCCTTGAGACCGGAGCATTTGGCAATATTGCAGACCGTAAGCGCCGATGCGTCTTTCGCGGATGAAGCCATGCGAAGGCAGATTCAAAGCATGATAACAAAAACCGGAAACGTGGGGCGGCAAAGAGATTTCGATTTAAGAAAGAAGATAGCCAGTGATCGTGCCACCGCCGATGCTAAGAATCTGAAATACAATAAAAAGCAAGGCAAAAGAGCCTTTGGTTTGGGTGTCGCGAACCTTGGACTGTCAACGATAGGCGGAATAAAACAACGGAAGCGAGACGAAGAAATGACCGACTATATGTATGATATGAAAAAAAGGTATCAACTTGCAGGCATAAGTCCTGAATTGGAAGAACAGCCAGGCATAGGGTTGAAACGCAGGGGTGGTTATTCGCCATTTACAGGGAGATAAATCATGTATGGACAAATAGGAGCAGTTACAGGACTAAGGAAAAAGCCGAGTTACACTGACATTATAAACGCTGAAACGCCCTATCTTCCCGGTAGAGTGCAGGCAAGAAAAGACAGGCAGTTCCAGGAAACTACTCAGGCGTGGAACGAGGCTGAAACTGAAAGACAGCGCATTGTAGACGACGAAGCAGCTCACAACCGTAGAAAACAGGCGAACAGGGCGCAAAACTTAGGGTATGCAAATCTTGGAATTAATGTTTTAGGCGAAACAGGAGCCCTGGGTGATCTTTATGACACCATAATGGGTTTGTTTTAGGAGAAAGCAATGGCGACACAAAACCTTACAGAAGAACAGCTCCGTAGACTTGTGGCAGATATGGCCAGAAGGATGCCGCAGAACCGACAGAGATATGCTTCCACCGGAAGAATGAGTCGGCAAAATCTTAATATAAGCGACCTTACTGCAAGAGACATTAACCCAAGCTTAGGGTTAAGAAGGCCGGAAGCTGCCGAAGCTGCACCGGAAGTTGCACCGAAAGTTGATGCTGATGTTCCAGTACCAGAAACTCCATCAAGAACCACCTCTGATACAGAGGGTCCGGCAAACCTTGAAATGCCCGACTTAAGCCCCATTCAGGCACGAATGAGGGATGATTATCTGGCTCCTGCTGCCAGAGACGTTGGGAAAAGGATGGGCAAACGCGCCATTGAAGGAAGCTTATTGTCAACCGGAATTGGCATTGGGCCTGTGCCGGGAGCAATAGCTGCAACCTTTAACCCTTACAGCATTGCCCGAAATACATATGGATTAATAGACGAGGCATCTGATGCAAACTACAGGGGAAAGCAGCTTGAAAATATTTTTTCTGAACAGGGGATCGACTTTAACGACCCGCAGGTTGCAGAGCAAATAACACAGGCGCAAGACTACGCTTCATATGCAGGCGATCTCAAAGAAGAAGGCTGGAACCCGGAAGAAGATACCGAGTTTGATACCGGGCCTCCTGGACAATTAGATCTCAATGTTTTAGCTGCTATTACCAAAGACCCTACATGGGGAGAAAAGACCGGGTTAAAACGGCTTATAGATAGGTTCAGGGAGGGCGGCGGCGATGCAGGGAGAATTGACGAAAACAACGTTCTGTCTACTGAAGACGCTCAGCCCGGATGGGCTGGGGTAGCTGATCCCGGCGGCGGTCCTGTTGAGCTTTCAGAAGCGCCACAACAGTTTGGCCCACAAAATATGACAGGAAGCGGTTATCAAGACCAACTAATAGGCGAAGAAGGCAGCGAACCAGACGGTTTTGACGGTTACGGCGGCTATGCCCCAGGCGAGGGTGGATTTGATATTGACGCTTATGGTGATACGAGCTTTGACGGAGGCGATGAAAGCGACGGCAAATGATAAAGCAGTTAAATCATTTAGAAATATCAGTCAACTATCCGTCTCTTTATGAGGCTTGCTTTGACAGCCCAGCGCCAAAGAGTATGCCAAGCGTGATGTTGATAGCTGAGGATGAAGTCATAATCTTTGCTTTTTCTGCTGGATATTTTCACAACAAAGACACTTTATATATTAACAGTGTCGGAATGGTTCCGAAATACAGAACAAAAAAGAACGCAGCTACTTATGAAAAAAGCTTTCACAAATATTATAAAGAACGAATGGGCGTAAAACATATCATGGGATTTGTTAGAAACTCAAACATCAGAACGCTGTACGTTGCTTTAAGGGCAGGATATTTGATAACCGGGGTTAGAATAACAAGTGATAATAAAACATTAGTCATTATTTCTAAAAAACTTTAGGGTGAAATCATGGGAAATCAACAGGTAGTTAGAGAACTTGCCAGGATGTCAAATACGGTTCAAGGGCTTGGCAGGCAGAGCAGACGGGCAGACTTGTTAATGGGCAATCTGGGGTTAAGGGGGGCGGAGCAGGAATATACAATGAAACGTCAGTCCAGAGCCGATGATAGAGCCGATGAGCTACATGAACAAGGAGCGCCTGGGCGTGAGTTAAAGTTCGGACAAGATAAAACAGCTTTAGAGACTTATAACAAACCGTTTGGGGTTGCCAGCCTTGGCTTGCCAGCGATTGAACACGGATTACACGAGTTTGAAGATGGCAAGATAGCTGCGCAAAAATGGGGGGAAGTCCTTGGGTATGACTTAGACAAAGACCCTGACAGTCCAACTCACGCGCTATTTTTAAAAAACGGTAAAGTAGTACCTGCGGGAAGTGTCAACAGGTCAGACTTAGAAGCTGGCATAAGGGCATTTATGAAACCCGAATTAAAAGCAAGGACTCAGTATGAAACAAATGATACTAACTTATCCACTGGAAAAATCACACGCCAACAACATGAGCTAAAAAGAGAGCAAATTTTTGAGCAATTACATAACATCCCCAAACAGATAGGGGAAAACGAAGAAGTGATCAACAAGCTGGCTAAAATTGGGACATCCGCTGCTCAAAAACGTATCGCAGAATTGGAGCAGAAAAACGACAACATGGCAAAAGAATGGAGAACCCGAAAAGCTGCAAACAAAAGGGCGGCTGCAAAAATAAAAGCAACAGGCATTGGCGATGGCCTGAAATATCAAAAAGAAATGAGGGCAAATATTAATAGCGCCATGAAGATAGTCGGTAACAATCTTGGTTTTGGAGAAGGGTGGGGCGGCGGCATGTCTTCAATGAACGAAAACCAAAGAGCATCACACGGTAATTATACAGCCCTGATAGGAGCCATGGCTGGAAGGGGAATGTATGCCGGGAATCCTGCAACCCTCGCTAAAGCTGCCATACAAATAGACGGCGCTGTTAATGCGGAAGCTGAAAAACGAGCTGGAGCAATAGAAGATGGTTATTTTAAAAAGCAGGGTATTACAAGGGAACAGTGGATTCAACAAACCAAAGGACAACTAATGCAAGATGCAATGGGGCAGCTTGGGAATAGACCGGCAATACAGGACAATAAGTTTAAATTGGAACCAGACGAAATAGAACAGATTAAGAAACTTGGCATGGGCGGAAAGGTAAAGAAAACTCTATCTGGTCTTGGAGGACTTGTTAATTCGACAGGACAAGGATCTGCAAAGCCTGTAAGACAAATGACTCCTGAAGAACAAGCAACAGAATTAAGTAGGCAAGGAGCAGAAAAGCCGTCGGGAACGCCTCTTGAAGCCTTTTTGGAGGAGCTTAAAGCCAAAACTCCAGAAGAAAAGGAAATCATAAGCAGCCGAAGGAAGGCCAGAGACAAAAAAACTTTCTTAAGGAAGGCTCCAGGTTTATGAACCTTATAGAATTCAGACAAAATAACCCCGAACATGCTCACCTGTCACCAGAAGCTTTATCTCAGCTTTTATATGACAATAATCCTGAATTTGAGAAATCGGGTGTTTCACTTGAAGATTTCTCGCTAAAAGTAGGAGTTGAGGAAGATCGCATTTCAAGGCTTCCAGACAGGGGGCTTGTTAGCGAACTCGGCCATGCTATCCCTCGCGGTGTGAGAGAGGGTTACGGTATGGGTTTAAAAACCACCCATGTAGCCGGAAAATCCCTTGGATTGCCCGAAGCTCTTTACCCTTCTGAAGAATATATTGAAGAAGTTGAAACGAAGACTGAAACCGATCCGTTTTATATGAGAGGCCAGCTTGCAGAGAAAAAAGGACTTGCAAGGGATGTAATTTCGGGGGTTGAATCGGCGGCAACGTCTATGTCAGCAATGGTTCCCGGTGCTGGTGTAGGGCTTGCTTCTTCTGCTGCCGGTGGGCCTATCTCAGCAACCGTTGGAACGATTGTCGGTGCTGCTACAAGTGGCGGTGTCATGTTCGGTGGCGGGGAATATTACGACTTTATTAAAACTGCTGAAGATATGCTGGGACCGTCTTATATTAAAAAATATACTGATCAGGGGCATAGCCAGGAAGATGCGGCCCAACTTGCAGCTATTGATATCTATAAAGTTGCCAGCCCTCAAGCTCTAAAATCTGCTGCCGCGGAAATGGGGTTTGAGTTCGCTACGAATATTGCTGACCTTCTTATTTTTAAGGGTGGAATAAAAGTCGCTTCTGCTCCTGTGAAAGCAGGAATAAAAGCTAAACTTAAGGGGGCTTTAAAGGCATACGGGGAAAACGTCTTAAAGCTAAGTGCAGTTGAAGTCCCGGCTGAAATGGCTACGGGCGCAAGTCAAGCGAAGTCCTACGCTCCTATTTATAAAGAAGCTGGAAAAGAAGCGCCCGACCCGGCAGAATGGGCAAAAGAAGCAATTATACCCACATTGGCTGCGGTTGGGTTAGGCTTTGCTCCTGTCGCTACGGTTGGACAAAGGCTTGCGAGACCGAGACAGGCAGGCCGTCAAGATACTGAAGATACACAACCGCAATTTACCCAAGAAGACCTCATACAAGGAATCCAAGGAATAAAAAGTTCTCTTGATAGTGGAGAGGTTACACCAGCGCAACTAAGAGAAGCCTTAAAAGAACTTCCAGAAGACCACATTCACGCTGTCGCAATAAACGAGGTACTAAAAGACGAATCACCTACAGCAAGACCAATTGACCTGACGGTCCCAAAGCAGACAGGTGCAGACTTTCTTTTGAGAGAGCAAAATCAAGAAGAAATTGACAAGATTTCACGCAGGGAAGAAACCGTTGAACAGCTTAAGCAGAACCTTGATGTAAAGCTGCAAGCCGAAGAAGCGGCAACAGAGGAACAATATTGGCAAGACTCCGAAGCTGCAATCAAACAGCAACAGCTTGAACGACAGATAGGCTTGGGCAGAGAAAAATACGGTGCAAGGCCGACAACGGTTCAACAGCCAGTTTTCACAGAAGAAGAAATCCGTGCGGAAGCGCCCGCACCCGAAAAGACTGATGTAGCTCTTGAGGGTGTGGGTGCGACTATTGAAAAGCCGGTTGAGAAGATAAGCGAAAGAATTATAAATTCTGCAATTATTTATAAGGGGGAAGTCTATCAAGCGCCTTTGCACGGACAGGCGATAGAAAAGGCAAGTGTGGCGACAGGTGATTCTGTTGATGATATTGTAAAGTCGCAATATACGGGAGAGGGTTTTATTGATGCCTTTATAACCAACAAGGGGAACGTTATAAACAGGTTTGAAGCATCCTTGAAGTTTAATGTTTCGTCTGGTGAAATGCTGCTTAAAAAGGAAGCGGCTACTAAAACCGACAGAAGAACAAAACAACTCAAAAGCCTGCGAATAAAAGAAAAAAGAATCAGCCAGAGGCGTGTTGATGAAATCAGGCGCAAGACAATAGGCGAAATGACCGAGGAAGAAAAAGGCATTGCGTTAAAGTATCACGAACTGACAGGTCTTCAAAGCAAAAGAGCGTATAACGAATCTGAAAAGAAATCTATTCAGGTAAGCTTAGATGTTGACGCTTTAAAGTGGGTAAATGACACCTTCGGACACGATGTGGCTGGTAATGACCTGTTGGTAGCCGTTGGCAAAGCTTTAACTCAGACTGATATCGATTCTTACCATATAAGCGGAGATGAGTTTTATTTACAGTCTGACAGCATGGAAAATGTTGACAAAGCTATCGAAAAGGCGTATGCTTACTTAAAAGATAACCCATTAGACCTTAAATACCCGGATGGTACAAAAACAACCTACGAGGCAGGATTTAGCTATGGAACAGGAAAAGACCTTAAGAAAGCAGAAACCGAACTCCAAAAACATAAAACTAAACGTAAGCTATCAGAACGAGGGGCAAAGCCTGCAAGGGGGCTGGGAGAACGCACCGAAGGGGACGAAGCTGGTCTTGAACGGGAAGACACTGGCCGTGAAGTAAAACCCAAAAAAGGATTTCGTCGTAAAAAAGAACAACCTTCCAAATTCCGCACACTCCGGGGCGCAATCAAAGCAATGGGTTTTATTAACTTCCTGAATTTTAAGGGTGAGTTAAAAGACCTTAGCCGGTTTGACAGAATAGCCGTTGCAAGAAAAAACGGTGTTCCAATAGATTTGGCTGTACGGCAGTTGCGAGAAGATAACTGGCTTGACCCTGGAACGACTGTTTCCGATTTCCTTGAAATGCTCAGAACGGACTTTAAACGATTACTATCCAGAGATCGCCTTACCACCGACCTATCCGACAAGAAAGCATACCAGAAATCCGTAGAAGAAAAGAAGTTTGAGAAAGAACTTGCTCACGAACCTGAAGCTCCACCCGAAGGTAAGTATGTTCAGATAAACGCTGAAGACCTGCCGATGGGTAGAAAGCTGACACTTCTTGAAGGTAAAAGTCCTGGTGGCTGGGATATCTATCAAGTTACAGAGAAAGACCCTTTTTCTATCACCCTGAAAGACGGCATTGAGATTGAGTTGAAACCTCTTGATAAGGTTGAAGTGCTTAAAAAAGATTTGCCAAAGAAACCTGTTGGCTTGGAAGAAAACGCGTTAATTGAGCAGGACAAAATAAGACCCAAAAAACAGGGAATTGGCAAAGGTGAGTTTTGGGAATATAGAGACGAAAAGGGAATATATACCGTAGCACCGAACAAGAAGGAAGCTGTAAAAAGGGCTAACGCCATCCTTCAAAAGCTCTCAGAGCCCGCAGAATCGATTAAGCCTGAAACGCAACCCGATATATCCGAGACAAAGGAAGTCGCAAAAGAGGCCATACAGGCAAAGCCTGCCACCGAAGAAAAAGCACCCACTGATATGTTCGGTCAGCCCGTTCCAACAGATATGTTCGGGAAAGCTATCGAACAGCCGACAAAACAAAAACAGGAAAGAAAAACGAAAGAAAAACGCCCACCCACACAGGCGCAAAAGCCTCTTTTCGGTGAAGACAAGACGCAGATACAGCCGGAACTTCCGCTTGATAAAAAACCGAGTGAAAAGGATACCTTAAAGACTATAACTGCGGAGATGGGGAAGGGCTTGAAACACACAACCGAAGTAGAGGTTGAAGAAACCGGAGAGATAGTTAAGATTACCCAAGATGCAGGACAGGCATTAACCGATATTGATAATAAGATATTTTCGTACAAGCAACTTTTGGATTGTATCTAATGAAAAAAATATCACAAACAGCACTAAAAAAGCTCGTAAAAGAAAAAAACTTAGAGGTTTCAAGGGGCAAGGTTCCGGCTAAACCGAAGAAAAAAGAGCCTGAAAAGATAGAAAAACCCGACTTAACATCCGGGATTATGGTAAAATCAGCAGGCGTAGTGGTTGACATGGCCGGAAGCCTCGCTGCTTCTTCAGAAAAGATAGCGGAACAGTCTGTGATGGTTGCGAAGATAGCAAAAACAATACAGGAAAACTTAAAAGAAAACCCGAAAGAAATAACCGGAACACCTAAAAAGCGTAAATGGAAGTTTACGCCACATAGGGATTATGACAGGATCATACAATTTATTGAAGTCGAGGAATTATAAATTAAGCAAAAGGAGATTGAATCATGGCAATAACATATGAATTAGTAGCGGCAGATTGGACATTCGACAACATAACGGGTAATCTCCGTTATATTGGTCACGACCATAATGGGGCTGACCCGTCGTATGCAACTGTAATCGAGATTCATCGGTGGCTTGGTCAACTGTCAGACGACCAGACACCGGCAGACACAAGCGACAAGATGTATATTCCGATTCCCAAGGCATCCGAGCGATCAACTGACAACATTATAACGCTCGTAAACGGCACAAATATTGATGCAACCGCAGCCGAGCATCTCTATGACGGCTCTATCGTTCAAAACGGTGGGGATGATATTTGGGACGGTATCGTAAACTTTGGTAACGCCAATGTGCAGGTTCAAGTTATTCAGGACGGTGCGGTTATTACCGATGATTTTTGGAATTACAATATAGGCGCTGCATGTGACGCAACTGACGGAACCGGCGGAACCATGACAGATTCAGGGGAAACTTGGGTATTAAATGAGTACGCTGGGTACACAATCAAGAATACGACCGATCTTTGCAAGGGTATTGTCCTCAGTAATACAACTGGCGGCATTGCAACTTTCAGGTCAACAGGGGAACTTACCGGAGGTACAAACGATTATTTTACCGATACCAACACTTACCTGATCGGAGTTCCGCTTAACCCTTCAGCCTCTCAGGGTATTTCTCACAGGTTCTTAATTAAGGTTAGAGAACAGGGGGCTGATATTGACGGACGCAGACTCTTGGGTATTTGTCGCAGGATGGGAAATACCTTTGCATGGTTTCCGATTAATGGAACTACCAGGGGTAATAACGTCCTGGCTCTTGCTGATTCTCGCGATCTCAACTTTGACCAAGAACCGCAGGATGTTGTCGGGACTACCTGGGATGGTGAGTTTTCCGGTGAGGATTTAGGTTTTGAACAGTTTGATGTTGACGCAGACACAACCAATGAGGATTATTTCGGTAAATTGACATGGACAGGAACTCACGACATAAACGACCTATTCCAACGTGCAATGGGCGAAACAGCAGACGGAACAGGCTATACAGTACACGGCTTGGACGGTGAAGTATTAAGGGGTGTTACGCACTCTTTTGGTTTTAACGGCGAAGCTGGCGGCATTGCTGTTAGTGATTATGACATGCTGGTTTGGGGAACTTATATAAATACGGGCGCTGTTGTCGGTGGCCCGTTTGAAGTTGGCGAGGTGGTAACTGATGATGCTACAACTCCAACATTCTATGCCAGGGTGCTTTCAGTCGATGGAGCTGATACATCTCTTGTTGTAGCTATTGATTCAGGCGTATTAGGAACCGCAGCAGACATTATCGGCGTAACTTCCAGCGCAACCGCTACAACTTCAGCCGACCCGACAGAAGTAACCGGCGGCGGTGTGGTGCATGTCTTAGCAAATGATACTGGAAATGACATATTGTATGTGCAGGTGATTAAAGGTACAGCCCCGGCAGATGATGATACTCTATACTACGGTGGGACAGACTTGGCTACTGCCGACCATACCGACTATCTTTTGGTCGCAGATGAAGTTGATAACATAGCAGAATTTGCAATCTCAAAAACTGCTCCGTACATAGGAGTTTCAACCGGGTCGGCTATTATCGGCGCTCATGGTGTCGGTATAGATAATGTTAAGCTAAACGATACTGACAAAGTGCTGCCTCTTGGCGAAACCACTCCGATTTCACCGCCGCTGTCAGCTACCAATACCCTTTCTGGATTGGCGTCTGGTGAGGATCAGATATTAGTAGCCCCGACAGACGGGACGACAGTTGACGTAAACGGGGACCCGACTATGGGTGCAGCCTATTTTACAATAGCAACCGCGTTGACAGGCGGGGCTGAAACAACCGTTTTGGTTAATGAAGACCTGGCTGACGGCGATATTGGCGCATGGCTGTCAGCCACAGGATATGTTGACATTGTAAATGATGAAGGTCTTATTGTTACCCATGTATATTCAGCTTATTCCGGTGCGGCGGATTCTTTCACTATCACATCTCACGACTTTTCAGGTTCTGGTGTAAACGATTCCGTAAGTGTGGGTAATTACTGTTTTGTTTACCAGATGCACTTAACAACGGCTCTGACAACAGGGGCGGAAGTATCAGCCATTGTCAATGACATTACAGGTAGTTCGCCCGATGCCGGAACCATCAGAATTGTGAATGATGATGGATTCCATATCAGACACCCGTATTCAGTCTATAACGATGGAACCGACACCTTTACCATTACAAGTGCCGACTTCTCCGGTGATGGTCTGACAGAGCAGGCAGCTATTGGGAGTGGGGTTTATGTAACTTACATCGACAAAGCGGCTGATGCAGCTACGGCAGACTTTACAGCGGTTTACGACAACGATTTAAACTTAACTATATGTATTCGGGACGGTGGAGGTACGCCGATTAAGGAAGATAAGAAGCGTTGGACGTTCTCAAATGCTAATCAGACATTCGGGATAACCAGAACCAGCGATACATAATCTATTGAATTTATTGGCAAATCTATCGAATGGAAAATAAATGGCAATAACAGTAACACCAAATTTAATAGATGTTTCAATGTGCGAATCCGTAACTGGGTGGTCTGATACTATTGAACAAATGGTAGTTCAGAACGCTACATATTTACAAGGAGATTATGCTCTTGGAGCGTGGGTTGATGCAACTTTAAGCACTACTGAATATTATGCTATTTCTACTGTAAATATGTCTGGTAACGGTTATCATGTTTATATGTGGATGAATTGTTCTGGTGTTGTTGATACTCAAGCTAATGGTGGTTACAGGATAGTATTATATTCTGGTACTGGTTCAGATTATGCAACATTTTATGTAGGGGGTAATGACACGCATGGTACTGGCTGGCAATTAATGTGTGTTGACCCTGCTGCAACACCTGATTTAGAAACAGGAACGTTTGATCCAACTGACGTTGTTAGAATTGGATTAGCTTTTAAAACACTAACTGCTGCGGTAAAACAGGGACAAGTATATATGTATAATTGTTTTTGGGATGCAGTCCGTTATGGCACTGGATTAACAATTACTTCTGGTGATACTGATGGTATTACACCGGATGATATATATCAAATTGATAATTCAAGTTTATTAAAGTATGGTGCAGTCCAAAAATCTTATGGTTCTTATATTTTTACCGGGATGTTCATATTGGGAAATACTGGTACAAGCGCAATAGATTTTATTATAGACAATGAAATTATTATCTTTCCTGATAATGATTACGTGGCAACAGATTTTTATGGAATAAAGCCGGTTGGTAATGCTACTGGTAATACTTATATTGATATAAAAAATTCGGTTATTAAAGCAGCGGGATCAAGAAAGTTCTCATTTGATATATCTGATTCAAATATAGATACGTTTTCAATGATAGGTTCTACATTAAATAATGCTGGTTTATCTACATTTCAATCAGGATTAACAGTTACGGGGAATGTTTTTAATGCTTGCTTACAAGTAGATCCATCAACCTCTACATTTAATAATAATAAATTTACTAATTCTGTTGCAACAGACGGGTCGGTGTTATGGCCTACTGATGATACAAATATTTCAGATTTACAATTTGAGATTTGTGATAATGATATTGAATATGATGCTGCAAGTGATAGCACTACGCCAACATTTGTAAATATAATACACGATGATACTGCCAGCGATTATGATGTTAATAACACGTCCGGTGGTGCGATCTCAATAGCATTAAATGGAACGTCAAACGCAAATAGTTATACAGGATCAGCCGTTACCTTCACTTCAGCAGCAGTTACGGTTCAAGCAACAATAACTGATGCAAGTGGGACTTTAATTGAAAATGTTCTTACTTATTTACAGGCAGATGCAAAATCAAGCGGTACGGCGACAACTAACACAACTGATAAACTGGTTGATACCGGAGCTACCTTTGAGGCTGATGGCGTGGCGATTGGAGACACGGCCTATAACAAGGATGACGGCACTTCTGCGTTAGTAACGGCGGTTGATTCAGAAACATCATTATCTTTCGGTTCAGATTTGTTTCCCGATGGTAACGAAGATTATCGAGTGGGCGGCCCTTTTCCTGATAACGATCCTGTTACCATTGTTAATTCTGGAACTACCGCCACTGTTACCCATCCTATACATGATATGTTGAGTAATGATTATGTGTACGTCACCGGCGGAAGTCTTGATGCAAACAGGGGTGTTTTTCAGATAACGTATATCGGCGCTAATAGTTATTCATATACAATGGCAAGCACGCCTGGGAGTAGTCCGACAGGAACGATTACATCAACCTTTGTGGGGCTTTACGGGTTGACAAACGCAAGCGGGGTAAAAAGTACAAGCAGGGTATATGACAGCGACCAACTGCTTACAGGATGGGCGAGGAAATCATCTTCAAGCCCATTTTACCAGGAAGCTCCAATGAGAGGGACGGTTGATTCTTCAACAGGATTGTTGGCTACAGGAGTTTTGGTGGCTGACGAATAGGAGATAATTTGGAAGACAAGATTAAGGCTGGTGATAGAGAAGTGATTAGAGCGTCCGAAGAAGTCAACAGGCGAAATGCTGAATCGGCAATACAGTTTGCTAATGATACCCGTAAGATGGTGTTAGAAATGCGGACTTTGTTTGACACTCTGCAAAATCATGTTATGAATCAACGCTCAGAGATAAACGAATTACGAAGTCAATTGGCTAATGTTCAACAAGAACTATATGCAAGGGGAACAGTAAGACATGGCAATAAGC